TGATATTTCTGAAAAATTGGTAGTGGCTATTAAAATCCCATTAAATACTTCAGTAGATAATAAGGGGGTTGTTGTAGAGTTTTTATGGTCTAATAAGGATGTCATATATATAATATATAATAGATAATTTTTTTATATATTATATTAATGAGTGAAAATATACCTAAAGTTATCAATAACAAAATAAATGATTTATTGGATGAACCAATTAAAAAAGAAAGATTAAAGAAAATAGAACTGAAAAGTATGAGTGATGGAGATATTAATTATTATTTTCCAAAAGCCCGAATTCTGACTTATGAAGAATTGAAGCGATATAATACAATATTGAAACTACTACCAAAAGAAACAGATTATGCATTTTTATTATTCAGACAGACACAAAGTAGTGGTCATTGGTGCTTATTAACTCGTCATAATAATTTAATAGAATTCTTTGACTCATATGGTAATAAAGCCTCTAAAATTTTAGATTGGACTAATGATATTAATGAATCATTAGGGCAGTCTATACCATATTTAGATATATTATTTAATAAGTCGCCTTTGAAAGTTGTTTATAATCCTATTGATTACCAAAATAAAACAAATTATGATATATCAACTTGTGGGCGTCATTGTTGTTTTAGATTATATACCATTCTTAAATATGATATGAATTTAAATGATTATTATGATATGATGAAGGCATTAAAGAAGAAGACTAAAAAAAGTTTTGATGAAATAGTTAGTTTATATTTACAGAAATTATAATTTTGTCGTAAACTTTTATTTACTATAATATAGAATTAGTTTATGACAAAATATTTAAATAAATTCTTGGTTCAAAAAAATAAAGTATTTAATAATAAATTATAACTCTATTATATATATGTCATCTGAACCGACCCAAACCTATGTAGATATTAGTTTAGTTAATAATAAGATTGATAACGAACAAAGCCCTATACCCGTCATATTTTCATCAAGACGAGACCAAGACTATTTAAAAAGTCCTCGTGATTACCTTGTCACTGTGGCGAGATGGTCTTTAGATTGTAGATTGCCCTTAATTGTTCCACAATTAAAATTAAATACGCCAGTTATATCAACCCCTCCCGCAATTGACCGCTGGGAGACGGTGTATTATGTCACATTTGTAAATCCTCTTACATATGGAGCATATAATGTTAATATATTGTTTCAACCTCAAATAAATCAATATGTAATACCGCCAATAACTCAAATTACAAATTTATCTCAATTATATGACAATTCTTATTTTCATATCACTAGTGCTGACTATTGGATACAGATGCTTAATGTTAGTTTAAGTAATGGTTATTTAACTTTCCTAATTAATAATGGTCTATCAGGTAATCCCTTATATCCAAATGACCCACCAATATTTCAATATGACGGACAGGGCAACGTGTCTTTACTAGTTCCTGAGAATTTCTTATTTTTTCTACCTAACGGATTACCAAACCCAAACCCAATAGATATGTATTTTAACGGAGCATTAAATACATTGTTTAATGGTTTATCAACTTTAATAAATCCACTACCAAATCCATCCAATTATCAACATTTTCGTTTAATGTTTCCGAACAATCTACCATTAGTAAGTCCTCCATTATTAGTCCCATATTATAGATTAGCAAATGAATACCCCAGTGTTCCGTTTTGGTCGCCTCTCGCTAGTATTGTATTTACAACAAATCAAATACCAGTAGAACCTGCTAATGCTAATCCAACAGTTATAATTGGTGCGTCTGCTACTTCAAATAATAATAATATAAACCTAGCGTCCGTCATCACAGATTTTGATATAAATTTTGTTACGGGATTAGAATCAAGACAGATAAACTATTACACACCGCTTGGAGAATATCGTTTAATAGATTTGGTTTCTAATCGCCCATTATCGGATATTAATATTTCTGTATTTTGGAGAGATAAGATTCAAGGCAATCTACATACTTTATATTTACATTCCGGGGCTGGGGCTAGTATAAAATTACTTTTTAGAAGACGAAATTTTTTCAGTGAAAATTTATAAAATATCTAAAAATAAATATCTATAATAATATATATATAGAAAATGTCTTCCGCAATTTCAACCTATCAAGTTTTAGACCCTCTGCTCGCAATCGCCTCAGAAGTCAAATATGGTGTTTCAGTTGGAGCACAATCAATAAATAATCAACGTTTCACAGCACAAACTGCTACAGCAAATTCAGCCACAATTAATTGTTTAATTCCATCACTGCAGACGATAATCGATAGAGAAATTCTAGTTCGTTCTCGTTTCAATATTGTTATAACAGGTACTTCATCCACTCCAGCACCATTAGTAGATTATGCTCGAAACTGCGTTTTACAGGCTTTTCCATTTTCTCAATGTGTAGAGACATTAAGCGTTCAATTAAATAATACAACCCTAAATTCAAATTATAAACAAATTTTACCTCTAGCATTACGTCAAATGAACCCCGCAGACCTTGCAAAATATTGTGATTTCGCACCAGTGGCATTAGATTATTTTAGTCAGCCCGGAGCAAATGTTGTCGCTAATGTCGCTTCTTCACTTAGTCAATTTAATAGTATTTTAACAACACCAGATTATAATTTAAAATCGCGCGGTAGTTTCGATATTGTGAGTATCACAGGTGATGATTTGACGGTAGGACAAAAAACGGTAGTTATCTGTTGCGAAACTGTTGAACCTATCTTTTGTAGTCCATTCATTTATGGCGACCAAGTTGATAAGGATAATTGCGGTATGTCTGGTATTTCATCAATCAATTTTAATTTTAGTCTTGGTAATGTTGGTCGTGCTATTACATTAATTCCAGACCAGGCTACTATTCAAAGTGTTACTCTAGGCGGTGGTGTTGTTCCAGCATTCGTATCGTGTGAGGTTTTAATGAAATTTCTTAGTCCTAAGCCAAACACGTTAGTGCCACTCACGTGTGCTTTGCCGTATTATGAATTAAATAACTATACTACTACATTTCCCGGAGGAGCGTATGGCGTTGCATCCCGACAACTAACATCTAGTATTGTTAGCCCAAATTGTATCCCCGATAAGGTGTATATTTTTGTTCGCCCACAACCGTCCGCTCCAAACCTGCAAGTAGTAAAATCAGAGTTATACTATCCAATTACTAATGTATCAATTACTTGGAACACTCAAAGCGGATTATTAGCAACAGCAACACAACAAGAACTATATTTAATGTCTAAAAAAGCTGGTCTTAAAATGGATTGGCTCCAATTTTCAGGTTTAGCACTGAGTGCCCCCACAGCAGTCACCGCTAATAGTATAAATCGACTAACAACAACGGGTTCTATTATATGTTTGAATTTTAATGAAAATGTACCCATTATGGAATCATATTACTCTAGTGGTAGTTTAGGTCAATGGACGTTCAGCGTAACCGTTACAGCGTATAGTCAGGATGGAGATGACTGGGCTCCAAGCGAATTGAATGTCATATTTTTTCAAAGCGGTATCCTACAAAATACGAGTGGGTCCTCAAGTCAATACGTCGGCGTTTTATCAAAAGAGGAATGCTTAAAAGTAGCACAAGAGCCTTACGTGCTAAAATCAAAACATCAACGAATGGTTGGAGGAAATGATACATTTTTAGGTACTGCTTTGAAAACTTCAGTTGGAGGTCGTAAAATGGGCGCTGCTATGTCTGCTGGAAATTCTGCGGGAAATAGTGCTGGAAATAGTGGTGGAAATTCTGCGGGAAATAGCGGTGGTATGTATGGTGCTAATTCTGCGGGTAATTCTGGCGGTAATTCGGCTGGTCGTCATCGTCCTAGAGTTCATTAAATAATTGTTTCAGTATGTGTCTCATTTTTTATTTCTGGTTGGGATTCTTCTACTATTGTTTTTTTCATAGAACAATTTATGCAACTCTCCTTCGTCCAACATTGAGAGGTTTTAACATTCTTTACACAATGTGTTAAAAGGGCTAAAATGCCTGTAATAATTAAAACGGTTAAAGTTTCTTCAATCATTTTTATATATAATATAATTATATATAAAAATATTTTATTATTAAGATATAAAATATCTTATGTATATATATATATATGTTTAATACTCCAAGTAATAGAATGGTTCGGGATGATTTAACACGTGTAAATTATAATATGGTTGATAAATTGAATGACATTAATTCAGGTAAGGCTTATGGTATGGGAATGGGTCATAATAAAATTAAAGGTGGGAGGACACGCGAAAACGAATTTATGACATCATCTATGAAAGAACTACCAATAAATACTAACCTACCTCGTGGGACACAATCTACACGAAATAGTAAATTATACCTACCTATTAAACAATCAGGTGCTTATCAAACACCTTCTCAAGTGCTTCAATTCTATCATAATGGTGGAATCCAAGGTGCAGGAGCAGGACAAGCGGATTATTTGAATGTTGAAAAGGTAGGAGGACGACGACGAGGTCGTGGTGGCGAAGGTGATGCAGTGGCTAAATTAGTGCCTGTTATAAGCGCTTTAACTGGTAAAAAGAAAGCAGAAACAAAAAATTTGTTATTCAAAATGAAAGATAATATGGACGGACGGGGATTAGATGGTTCAGGAATGCTAGATGATATTTTTAATACTATCAAAACAAAAGCCCCTAGTTTTATTATGAATAATCTACCTGATATTATAAAGCACGGAACAACAATTTATAATGCTGTTAAAGGGAGCGGAAAGCCATTAAGCGATGCAGATTTAGACGACAAAGCCGACGATATGGTTGAAAATTATATTGGAGGCGGGTTTTTTGACGACCTATGGAGCACGGCAAAATCAATATTACCAATGGCGGCTAGTTTTATCCCAGGAGTTGGACCAATAGCAGGTCCGCTTTTAGGCAAAGTTTTAGGACAAGGTAAAAGAGGCGGTAGTGGTGAAGTTAATATACCTAGACCACTTGGCGTAAATCAAAAATATGAAGACCTAAGGGGGACACGACGAGAAGGGTCAGGGCTAGGCGATATTTTTCCAGTCTTAGGTATGCTTGGATTAGGTAAGAAGAAAAAGGGAGGTAAAATGATGGACTTAAATTTAGTGGATAACAATGAAATACCAGATAGAGCAGTAGGTGGAGGTATGACGAAAGCACAAATGCGAGGACAAATTATTAAACAAATTATGAAAGAGAACGGTTGCACGTTAGGCGAGGCTAGTAAATTTTTATCACAGCATATGAAAAAATAAATGTTTAAAAAACACTTTTAAAATATTATATCAATTAATATATATATGGTATTAATTGATATTAATAAATTTAGGACTGATGAAATTCTAAATGAGGATAATAGATATAGGAGAGGAGAAAATGAACTTGCCAGAAAATTTATATTAACACGCGCTAATGATGTTAATGAATTAAGAAATAGAATACCAACAGCGGGGCTATCAGTAGCATTTGAAAGGTTAGTAAATACTTTTAATACAAAGATAGTTAGTTCTTCTATAATAGAAAGTGGTTCTAGAGGAGACCCACACGATATACTAGATGAAACATTAACAATACTTTCAAATTGGAATGCGTTAATGTCATTCTATGCGAATAATCTTTATACGGTATTTACAACTTTATTAGATAAAAAAATAGCAACAACTGTTAATATAAATTATTTAAAATATATAATGAGTCTATTAATAGATTATGAGACTCATATAAGACAGGGTCAAAACTTTAAAATTATTGAAGCATTAGAAAAACTTATAACATATGTATCTTCTAAAGTATATTTACCAATTAATATAATTTCACCAGAATTTGGACCAGGAATCAGAATCGGCTCTGATTCTGATTCTGGGTCTGATTCTGGCTCTGATTCTGAGTCTGAGTCTGATTATGGGGATGACGGAGACTATCAAGAACTACCAAATATAGGGGATATTATACCGCCATTAGTACCTAAAGCAGACCAACAAGATAGTGATGATTCAGATGATCCCGATTTAATGAATAGGAGAATAGAAGATTCAGACCTAGAAGAGGAAGAAGAAGAAGAAGAAGAAGAAGAAGAAGAAGAAGAGGAAGAGGAAGAGGGAGAAGAAGAAGAAGAAGAAGAATTAGAACCCGATTTAATAGAGTTTCAAGAGGATGAAGATTTACCAGAACCAAGAATATTAGAGCCTACGGATAATGATAGTGATAAGGAAGATGATAGACAATTAGAAGACCGTATAAGAGAAATTGAAGACGAAATTAAAACTAGTAAAAAAATACTACGACAAAGTATTAAACTACTTGAAAAATATAATAAAAATATTGAGGAGAATGAATATAATAAAGATGGAATGGATGTAATTCATAGACGAATAGCAGAGCTTGAAAGTGATATAAAAAGAGATGGAGAGAATATAGCGAGGGGAAATGATGAAATTGAAAATGTACGAGAACGTTTATATGAACGTAATTTGAAGGAGATGAAAAGAGAAAAGAGAGAAAGGGATGATTTTAGCCAACTAGAAGAAAATACAAGGGGATATAGTGAAAGGATTGACCGCGAAGATGAAAATATAAGAAACCGCGAGGAAATGATAAGAAACCGCGAAGAACAAATAAGGCGACAAAAACTGGATGATAAAATTTCTAAAAGTTTAAGCGATTTTACGGGAAATGGTAAAAAACGACGAACACACAATTTACAAAAAATTATAAAAAATATTAATAAAATTTTAAAATAATCTATATTATATAATGGATGTTCTAGAGCGAAAAGGATTAGACCAAAAATTTAGATACTTGTTGAAGCAATTACAATATGGAGATAATAATATTATTCTAGCAGGGACAGGCGGTTTAAATAGTATGAATTATACAAGTGATATAGACTTAATTAGTAATATACCTTTACAAACCAGCGAAGATGTCTATAAAAATATTTTAGAAATTGTTAGTAGAAAAATTAAGGACTTATTTTTTATAGAGGGGAAAATACAACAAGAAGAGGAGAAATTTAAATTTTATAATTTGAAAGATTTAATTGATGGAGAGGCAAAATTTAAAAGTATTAAAAAACCAGATATGGTTAAACTTGATTATATTATTTTTATAGATGGACTTTTTAGAGAAGTATCAATCATATATAATTTTAAAAAAACGGATACTAAAGAAATTGAAAAGACATTAAACCAAGATTTAACTGAATTGATTAATGAGGGTAATTATTATAAGGCTTTAAAACGTGTATTTTCTTTATTAAAAAATGATGAAGCGAATAAACCCGTATTAGTTAAATTATCTAAAATATTTAATTCAAATATTGGATTTGTATATCAACGATTAAATAATTTGAAGGCGGTTAAATTATTTAATGAAACTTATAAAGATTCAGTAAGTTCAAATATGGCGTCATTAGTGCTTAAAAATTTAGGCTATAAAGATATGTCAAAATTAAACGAATATATAAAAAAAGATAATAATTTTATCAATAAGTCGGTTGAAAATTTATTTCTTTAATTTGTCGTAAACTATTTATTAACTATAATATGAAAAAGTTTACGACAAAATAAACTAAATAAATTCTTGGTTCAAAAAATAATATATATAATCTATTCTAGGTATATATATATTATAATGTCATTAAATTTTGAAAAAATTGGGGCTACAATTTGTAAAGTAGCAAATAATGAAAGCCTAAAAAATAAAATTATATCAGTATCACCGGAAACAAGCAGTAGTAATTATAAGACTTATCAAGAATTTGATTTATCTAGTGGTAATTTTCAACCTATAGCAGATTATAACAAGGAAAGGACGGTAAATTACGTCGTAGGAGCAAGTGGTTCCGGTAAGAGTTATTATATATGCGAATGGGTCAAAGATTATAAGAAGAAATATAAGAAGAATCCAATATATTTATTTTCATCATTATCAAGCGATGAAACATTAGACACTATCAAACCTCAAAGAATTATATTAGATGCTACATTTTTAAACGAAGACATAGACTTAGAAATGTATAGAGACAGTTGCTGCATTTTTGATGACTGTGACACTATTTCCGATAAGAAAATGAAAGCAAAAGTATATACACTAATGAATATGGTATTGAATACAGGGCGACATTTTAATATAACAGTATGGAGCGTAAATCATACACCAACGGGCAATAAAACGGAGACAAAGACAATTTTAAACGAGGCTCATACACTTGTATATTTTCCTATCAATATGAATAGACAGTTATTATATTTATTAGAAAATTATACTAGTCTTGATAAGAAGGCTATAAATTCTATTAGAAAATTAAATTCTAGATGGGTGTGTATTTATAAACAATACCCGCAAGTTGTTATAACAGATAAAAAAATTATTATGATGAATTTATTAGTGAATTAAATTTTCATCTCTTCTAATAAAAAGGGCTTAACCTTGTTCTTAATATTATTTAAAAAATCGTATTTATCTTTTATTGATTTAATCATCTCTTCATATTCTTCTAATGTTGGAACATTATCATAACACTCTTTACACATAACATTTTTAAAATAAAAATCCATAAAACACTCGTCGGCACTTTTAACATATTCATTACACGCCGTGCAAACGGGAGAAAAAGACTTAGTAGTTGTATTACTCATTTATATATAATACTATAGATTTTATTTTTTTAAATTTTTACTAGTAATATTTTAAAAAAATAAAATCTATAGTATTATATATGGAAGAATTAAAGGAAAAATTAAGTAAAAAGGGATTAACCGACAGTTCAATAAAATTATATTTTACACATTTAAAAAAACTTAATAATGGCGACACACCAGAAAATTTAAAAATGTTAAATAATCCTGAAGAGATAATTAAAATAATTGATAATTTTAAAGATACTACTAAAAAAAGTTATTTGACATCTATTGTATCTATTCTAGGATGTTTTCCAGATAATAAGAAATTACAGAAATTGAGGGGCGAATATTATTTACTAGTTGGTAGTATTGTTGATAAAATTAAAGAAACACCTAGTAGCGAATTATCACAGACACAGGCAGAAAATTGGATTAATTGGGATGATGTAATGAAGATTTATGAAACGAAGAAGACTGATATTTTACAATTAACTAAAGGCAAGAAAGATATAAGCGAATCTATATTTTTAAAATTATTAGATTTTATTGTTCTTTCGTGTTATACCTTAATTGCACCACGTCGTAACACTGATTTTATGAATATGAAAGTTATTAATAACGTCATTCCATCAGACAGTAAGGATTTTAATTATTTAGATTTAGACAAGAAAGTATTTATTTTTAATGTTGGAAAAACTAGTAAGCAATATCCAGAAACAGCCGTAAATATACCTGATAATTTAATGGTAAATATTAAATTATATTTGAAATATCACCCGCTATATATTCGTAATAAATTTAATAAAGATAAAAGCCCTTACACCTTTTTAGTATATCCAAATGGCGATGAATTTAAAAGTGGAAATACTATTACTAGAATTTTAAATAGAATTTTTAAAAAGAATGCAGGTGTTTCAATGCTTAGACATAGTTATTTAACATATAAATATGGGGCAGTTAATGAAGAGAAAATTCAAGATGCTAAGAATATGGGGCATAATCTTGCAACACAGAATGATTATGTTAAAAATGTATAATTTTGTCATAAACTTTTTATTACTTATAATAAAATTAGTTTATGACAAAATAAATAAAAAAATTCTTGGTAATTATAAAATATTATAATTTAAAATATATAATATTATTATATATGGCTACATTAGAAGAATATCTTAATTCATTGAATTTAACAAGCTTGAAAGCAATTATTAAACATCATAATTTACATACTAAAATTAAGATGTCCGGAAAAAGGGAAGATTTAATTAAGAGATTATTAGAGCATTATGACGGATTAACTGACGGCGAATTAAAAAGCAAAATATTTATGACGCCTAAATTTGACATACCGACACCAGCACGAAAACCACCAAAAGAGAAGAAGCCGAAAAAAGAGACAGAGGCAGAACCAATTCAACAAGATATAGAAGGGATAGAACCAGACAGCGAACCACAACCAGATACAGACGAAGAGAAACTGGATTCTAACGAACCCCATTCTAAGCGTAATCTTACACAACCTCGAGCACCGATATCAAGTTCTAAAATGTCGCAATCCTTATTTGATTTAATTATAGATTATAAAGATATTATAGAACAAATTAATAAAAACAAGGATACAAAAAAAAAAGAACGAGATGAGAGAAAGGCGCGCAATGATGAAAGAATCAGACTTAAAGAAGAAAAGGCACAACGAAAAGAAGCCAAAATGACTAGCAAGTCAGAAATTATAGAAAAGACAGAAAATTTAATAGACAATATTATTGATACAAGTTTTGATAAAAATAAAAGCATTGTTAAATATGTAAAATCTTTTGCAGAGTTGAAAAATGAGAAAAATGTTAAAGACATTACAAGTGCTATTACAAAAGAACTAGGAGCAGTTTATGAAGGTATAAATATGAACAAAGAAAGGCGTAAAATTATAGCTAAATTAATAGCAACGGATCTAGGAGACTATTTTGATAAAAAACAGTCAAGGATGGCGCGAGAACCATATCCAACAATGAGCAATCCCCCGCCTGTTCGTAAATCAAAAAGGAGAGAAGAAGCGTGGGAAAATGTTAGAAAAACTCAAGAAATAGATGATAAATATGCTGCAGCAAAGGAATTACATAAGATGAAAAAGCGTTATAGAGATGAAAAAATACAAGATGAACGGGATTCTGGGAAAGTTGAAAAGTCTTTAGAACGAACAAACAAATTATTACAAGAAAAAGAGGACGAAAAAGCCAAAATTTTATTTAGGGAAAAACAAGTTGATAAAGCAAATAGGAAAGCCCGAAATGACGAAAAAATTGCACAGAAAGAAAAAAAAGCGACCAAACCTAAACAAACAAAGAAACAAAAAGAAGATATGGACGCCGCAATGAAAAAATTGGATGATGAGTTTTTTAATAAACCAGTGTTAGCTACTAAAGATGATGATGACGAACCTCGTTATTGGAGGGACAAACGACGAGATTTAAAAAATCAGTATAAAAAAAGAATAATTTCAGAAAGTGAGTTTAGAATAAAAGAGAAGGAGATGAACAAAGCCTATATGAAAGAGTTAAAAATGTTATTAAAAATGAATGA